AGCCCACGCCGTCATATCCCTTGCGTGCGGCAGCGTCGCGCGCTGCGGCGAAGGTCGTCAGGCGCGAGCGGTCGGTCGGCGAGCCTTGCTGGCCGTGCCTGATCGTACCGTCGGTCCAGTAGGGCACCTTACGCGGCTTGGGTTCGTTCTGGTACTGCTCGAAGCGCCAGATGAGCCATGCGGGGACTGCGCGCAGTTCCTCTGGCACTTCCAGTGCGAGCAGCTTGGGCGCAATTGCCCTTACGCTTGCCATGTCCTCTTCTCCCTCCACAGTGCTTACAGCAGACCGGCGACTGCGCTGGGCGTGCTGATGGCACGGGCAAGGTCAGGGTTCATGAAATCTATGCGGGGGATGCCGAAGACCGTCTCCATGACGATGGCCTTCTCCAAAGGTGCCCATCCACGACGCTTCCACGCGTAGACGGCCTGATGCGTCACGCCCATGCTCTTGGCAAAGCGGACGATACCGCCGCCCCGCTCAATGGCGAGGTCGATTGCGGCGATACGTTCTTGCTTGGTGGTGGTCATGCGGCTACCTTTGTTATGGCTTCCTGTCGGAAGCTTTCTTCTCGCAGACCCCAGACGTGGGTCTCAATCATGTACTGCCTCTTGAGGCGGGTCAGTTGCTCATTGATGGCGCGCAGCTCGGCATCGAGCTTGTCGCGCTTGGCGAAGGCCTTGCGGGCCTCCGCGCGGATGGCGTTGATGTTCATTATTCTGCTCCCAGTTTGCCTGCGGCAATATCATTCTCGACGGCGCGGGTGACGATCTCCGCCACGATCTCGTGGCTGCGCGAGCCGTCAAGCACGCTGTACGCACGCTTGCCGATGCGCTCGGCGACGTCGATGTCAGAGCCGCGATCCCAGACGACAAAGTTTGTTTCCTCTTCGTCAAAGAGCACGTCGAAGGTCGCGTCGTCCTCTGGGTCAGGGTAGTTGCCGTCCCAACGCACGCTGATGTCGAGTGTGCTTTGCTGCTTCAGAGCGGCGTTGATGAGGCGCTCGGTGTATTCTGGGTTAGTCATGTGACTGCCTTTCGCGTTGCTGATTACGCCTCCTCGCACATACAATGAGGCATTGCAATAACCTTTATGGCGTCATCGTCCACAAGGCCCAAAAAAAGAAGAGGAAGGCGGTGATGCCGATCAATTGCTTCACTTTACGTCTCCCCACATGACGTTGCGAGGGGCTGCGCGTGGCCGTCGCGGCAACCGCACGTCGTGCGTGATGTTGTGTGCGTACTTGACGGCGTCGATTTGCGCCTCGGTCGTCATCGGGCCGTGCAGCTTGCCGGTACTCAGGATGGCCGCGCAGAGCGCCTTGGAGCCTTCGATGAGGCCATCGAAGTAGCGGACGGACGTCTGGTCGATCACGTTGCGGTTGCCGTCCGTGACCTGCGTCAGCTTGGACTGCGCGATCCGGGCCGGTGCGTAGCGTTCGCGGTAGCGTTGTGTCATGCGCCCTCTCCAAGGTAATCCAGCAGCCGCTTCACTGCCTCAATGTCTTTCTGGCAAGTTTCCGCATCATCCGGGTGAATGTATTCACTGTTCAGGTTGATCTCCAACGTCTCCAGCGTGTCCTTCAACCATGCGCGGACAAAGCCGTCCATCATGGGTGCGTTGAACTCAATCGTCATCATTTCAAATGCTCCCCTCTAGCAATGCGGTCTGAAAGCCACTGATCTTTCAACTCACTATAGCAATCATTAAACCCATCTCGCTCTCGCAGCCACGCCACGATCTTGGCGCGTTCTTCTGCTGCTGCTTGTTCGCGGTGACGGGCGAAGGCTTCGACAACATCGTATTGCGCCGCCGCATCCCGGTCTGCCTGTGTGATCTCGGTCATTTCGTTTCTCCCAAGGCTGCGCGGGCGATGTGGGCCATGCGCTTGGTCAGATAGAGCAGATAGCCTTCCGGTGCTGTCTCAGGGATAAAACCCTCGCTTCCAGCCCATGCCTCAAACACTTCCTTCAGCGCCTCACGCAGCTTCTCAATCTCCGCCGCTTGGGCGTCGATGCGGTCTACGGCTTCCGTGCAAGTAGCAACGTCAATGAACCTAACAAACTTGCCTTTATCGCGCTCCATAATTTCGCTGTGGCCTTTCAGCCGCTGCACTAAATCGTCGCTCATTTCCCAAACCCCTCTTCCCACAATTCGATGGCGCTGACGGCAATGCGTATGACGCAATCCGGCCCCGATATAAAAGACCCAGCCAGCGCCTCACGCGCACACAGCAGCTTGCGATCAACGGGCGGCTGCTCATACTTTAGGATCATGTCGCAGAGTGCGGCGTACACGGGGTTGTCGTGGTGCTGTTGGTGCAGCAACCCAAGTTCAGTTGACCACCCGCACCGCTTCGCAGCTTCGAGCAGCACCCAGTCTGGTGGTGTGTCCGTCACCATTCGTCCTCCATCTCTTTGCGCTCTTCTGTTATGTCCGGTGCCGTGCTGATAAGCCAAATGGCGGCGACAATCATTGCGATCACCACGGAGAACAGTGGCAGGTCGGCGTTCATGCCGCGTCTCCCTTACGCTTGCGTGGCTTCTTGTCCTTGCTGCCCAGTGGACGACCGATCTTGGGCTTCTGCTCGGCGCGGTAATCGTCCAGCGCCTCCAAGAGCGGCTTCTGCATCTGGTCCAAGTATTCGTGGCAGAAGAGCAACAGGGTCGCCCCCTCGATGCGCAGCGCCAATAGAAACAGCTTCTTTACAATCCAGTCTCTCATGTTCAGTCCTCTTCAATGTGTACGTTGTACCCAGCGTTGCGGAGCTGGGATATGGTCATGCTGCCGGTCAGCCGTTCGAGCTTCTCCGTCAGCTCCGAGACCCGCCTGTGCAGATAGGTGTGGCCAGCCTGAAGGTTGCCGTGGTTGATCACGAGGGCATCGTACTGCTCGCGCAGTTGGTCGTGCCTCCACTGCCACATCTCGGCGCTGTCGGCCTCTGGCGTGTCCTCGGTGATCACTCGCCCTGCTCCTTGATATAGAGGGCCTCGGCCATCAGCTCTGCGTGCAGGGCCTTGATCTTCTCGAGGCGGGTGAAGTGCAGGTCGCGATCATGCGCGCACTGGTCATGGTTGCCGATGTAGTCCCTGCCGTTCGGCGCGGCCTGCCTGAGCGCCTCAATGGCGTCCACGAGGTGGTCCATGGCCTTACGGCGCGGATTGACCAGATCGTCGATGCTGCTGCCGACAATGCTAATGTTTGGCTTGATCATGGCTCAGATCCCCTGCTGCTGGACGTTGAAGATGTAGCCGAGGCCCTTGATCTGCGCGATGGCCGCGTCGGTGAAGGTTTTCGTGCCGATGAGGGCGGCCAGCTTGCGGCTGATGTCGCAGGCTGGGTACACGGCGCGGTTGCCGTAGTTGCTCTTGATCTCGACCTGAATGTTCATGTTCGTTACTCCGTGTTGCTGATGCACCCTAATTGCACAGGTAACTTGGGGTTGCAACAACTATCTTCGGTGGTTGAGAATTTTAATATGCGCGCCGTCAGGCGCGACAATGCACGGGCACTCCCCGGCGGGGAAGACAATCTCAAGGCCGCGCAGCGCCTCCTCCGCGCCTTCCTCCGGTTGGTTCCAGCAGACGAACCAGTAAGCCCTGCGGGCGCACTTTTTGACGATCTGCCTGACGCGCTCTGGGCCGATGCCGTACTCAGATCCTATGTCGGCCAGCATCCTGCCGTCGATCACGCGCGCGCGCCAGAGTGCCCAGTTGCGTTCTGTCTTTGCTTCCGTGATCATGCCTGCCTCACCATCTGCTCGATTGTGCCGGTAATGAATTGCCCCAAGTCGTGCGACCAGAGGGCCTTACGCGCCTCTGACGCGCCAAGGCACATCAGGTTAAAGCCCGATGGGTCGCAGCGTGCAATGACGTTGCAGATGCCATCCGGGCGGCGCAGGATAATGGCGAAGGTGTTGTCCTCCGCCATGTAGGAGATGAGATCCGCGTCCTCTGGGGCCGCGATCAGGGCTTCGATGTTCATTAGTAATCCTTGCTGTCGTCTTGGCCGGACAGCCAGTCGGCGTATGCTTCAGGTGCGCGCTCTGCGACGGCTGCGTCGACCAGATCGTCGAAGTCGCTCTCGCTGATGCCGTAAGGCTCGCCGCCGCCGACGATGTCGGCTGAGAAGATGTCAACGTCGCCGTCGTACAGGAACTCGACGATGACGTCGCAGTCGCGCTCGATGCCCTTGGGATCTTCCCACTGGACGTTTACGGTAGTCGTGATCATGGTGTGCTCCTTTGGTGGGGGCCGCAGCCCCCGTGTTGATTACCGGCTGAACTGGCCTAAGTCGTGCTCGCCCCAATAACGTGCGGCTCCCTCGCCGATGGCTTCTACAGTCTTGACGATTGCGCCGTCGTAACGATTGGCGAGCCACAGGGCTGCACTGTCGCAGTCAGGTGCGCCGTACACGCGCCCCACCTGATCTGCGCCGTACTTGCTGCGGTATGTTATGCGATGTGTCATGATGTACTCCGTGTTGCTGTTAAGCAGTCTATGAACTATTCAATCAGGCATTGCAATACCCCCTATGCACTTTTTTACAAATAATTTTACCCCCCTGCAACATGCAGCATTTGCAGCATTAAGGCTCATGCTGCAAATGGTGCAGCTCGGAGAAATGCAGCATTTATGCAGCATTAGGGGGAGCCTTCTAAAAGAAGGCCCCCACCTGCTGCAAATGCTGCACCGAGCAGATGCTGTGCTGCGCTGACCACCCTCGGAAAACTTTCGTGCTGCATGATGCGTCGTGCTGCATGATGCAGCGCCCCTCTTGCGGTTGCGTCGTGCTGATGCTATTTGTCGCTCAGAGACACACATCGAGCGGAGCACGCAGGACCGATGCCGTATCCGGCCAAGAAGACGCAGAAGTTGACTGAGGAGGTGCTGTCGCGCATCGCCCTCGGCGAGACGCTGGCGTCGCTCGGGCGTGAGTTGGACTTTCATCCGAGTGCGTGGCGTCAGTGGATCGGCGAAGACGAAGCTCTCGCCGTCGCGTACCAGCGTGCGCGTGACGAGGGCAGCGACGCCTTGGCCGAGCAGGCGCTGGCCCTGATCGACGGCGAGCCTGACCGCATCGACGGCAAGATCGACCCCGGCTTCGTGCAGTGGAAGCGCGCGCAGGTCGACACGCGCCTGAAGCTCCTCGCCTGCTGGAACCCGAAGAAGTATGGCACCAAGCAGACGGTCGATGTCGGGAACAAGGAGGGCGAGGCCTTCAAGGCCGACAGCGTGGCTCTGACGCAGGCTCTGGCAGAGGCCCTTCGCAACCAGAAGGTGGGCAAGTGATCCATCGCCGCACCGAAGGCGAAGTTGTTCGCCCCGGTCTCAACGTCCTGTGGGAGCCGAAGGCCAAGGGCCTGATCCTGCGCACGCCGTGGACCAGCCTGTATATCGACTGGGACCGGCACGCACGCCGCGTCCGCTTCGCCATGCCGTTCGGCTTCAACTGGCGTGCGCCGCTCGGCCCGTGGCGTCGCATCGCCGACCTCGAGGCCGCCGCGTCGAGGCATGAACTCGAACAGCGCGCCCTCAACTACGCACTGCATCTGGCCAATGAGCGTTACGACAAGATCCGCGAGGCCAACGCCCAACTGCGTGAGACGCTGACCCTCTATCGGAACGCATGACGGACGTCTTAACGATCCTTGCCCAGTTGGACCCGGCGCAGCGCCTGCACCTCGACTGGCAGCGCAGGTGGATGGCGACCGCACGCGACAACCAGATCGTGCCGCGCAACGGCTGGAGCGAGATGGGCTTCCTCGCAGGGCGCGGCTTTGGCAAGACACGCGTCGGTGCCGAGTGGATCACGCGCGCAGTGTTCGAAGATCCGTCGGGCTTCGATAGCTGCGTCATATGTCCCACGTACCAAGACGTCAAAATCACGGCCTTCGAGGGCGAGAGCGGTATCTTGTCCGTCCTTCCGCCTGAGTTGTTGATCGAGCACAACAAGTCCGATATGTTCATCAAGATGCGCAACGTCGCTGGCGGCGTGAGCACGATACGCGGCTTCACGGCTGAGAAGCCGGAGCGACTGCGCGGCCCGCAGCACTGCCGTGGCTGGTTCGATGAGCTGGCCGCGTGGCAGTATGATCAAGAGACGTGGGACATGGCGATGTTCGGGATGCGCCTCGGCAGCAACCCGCAGGTGCTGTGGACGACGACGCCCAAGCCGAAGGAGATCATCCGCAAGTTGAGCGCGCCGCAGGACAGGCGCATCATCGTGCGTGGCTCGACGTTCGACAACAAGGCCAACCTGCCCGACAACTTCTTCAAGCAGCTTGAGCAGTATGACGGCACGACGCTTGGACGTCAGGAGCTGTACGGCGAGCTGATCTCGCCAGAGGAAAGCGCGATCATCAAGCGTAGTTGGTTCCGGCTGTGGCCCGCGAAGAAGCCGCTGCCCGCGCTGGACTACATCATCCTCTCGCTCGACACCGCCTTCACCGAGGCGACATACGACAAGAAGAAGGGCGACGCGGACAGCACGGCCTGCGTCGTGCTCGGCAGCTTCCACGACAAGGATGGCAACAGCCACCTGATGGTGCTCGACTGCTGGTCGGAGCAGATGGGGATGCCCGACCTGATCAAGCGCGTGAAGCGCGAACTGAACGTGGCCTACGGCGACGATCAGGACACGGCTCTGATCAAGCCGATGTTCGGCAGCGGCAAGCCGATCACGTCTGGCCGCAAGCCGGACATGTGCCTGATTGAGGACAAGGGCAGCGGCATCAGCCTGCGTCAGATGCTTGAGCGTGAGGGCATCGACGCCTACGCCTACAACCCCGGACGCGCCGACAAGACCATGCGCCTGAACTTGGTCGCCCCGCTCATCATGCGCGGGCGCGTCTACCTGCCAGAGTCCGAGGATCGCCCCGGCAAGCCAAGGCGTTGGCTCAACCCGTTTGTGACCCAAGTGTGCAGCTTTCCGAACGCGAAGCATGACGATTACTGCGACGCGCTCAGTCAAGCGCTCAGGGTGCTGCGCGA